AAGAATAGCGCCGAACGGGCCGAACACACCGAGAAGCTGCGAACCCTGCTGCGTGAAGGCGGTAAGGGCTGACGTGCCACCCTGCACCTGAACCGCGAAGTCACCGACCTGATAACCGGCCTGCTGGAAAACAGACCTGTTCCGTGTGAGAAAACCGGTCTGCGCCGCTACAGCGCTGTTCATCGCGACCACCTTGGACTGTGTGCCGGTGATCTTCGCCGCTGTCTGGTCGTACTCACGCTGCAGAAGGTCCATGCCGGTCGCGTGGCGCTTGGCCGAGATGGTGCCTGCTTCCAAAGCGGCATTTAGCTGGTCTTGCTTCCGTCGCGTTCTTTCTTCCGCTGCCGCCAAGGGATTGAACTTGCGCTCCAAGCGGTCAATCGCCGCCGCCGCAGAGCGGGCGTTCTTTTCAAGGCGATCCTTTTCGAGGTCTATCAGGATCGCAATGCGTTCTGTGGGTTCAGCCATATTTCGCCTTTAAATCCTCGAACTGATCCCATGTGGGGGGCTGCGGCTTGTCGCTCGCGTGGGCTTCGTTCCAGCCCTCTACGAAAAGCGACCAGTCCAGCGGCGTCATTTCTCGCCACTCGGACATGCTCAGTCCTGCAACGATTGCGCTTTTGATTTTCGCTTTCGCGTCGTAGCTTTCCGCCCTGTCTTCGGAGACGATCCAGCTAGTTCTGCGTCTTTTTTTTTATCTTCTTCGGACAGGTAGATCGCGCCGACCAAATCCATCGCCATGCTGCGAATGCGCGGGTTTTCATGGGGCGGCAGATCATCGACAATCTTGTCTGCGGTCCTGTCCGGTAGCCCGCCCCCTACTAGGCCGAGCGCAATCAGATCGCGACAATGGCGAACTTGCGGCGCATCACCTTTACCAAAGAGCGACTCTACCACAGTGAAAAAGCCGATATTGTGCTGCCGCTCAAACCGCTCGATTTCGCCATTGCGCAGAACCAGCGGGCGACTCTCGCCGCCAAGCTGTTCAATCGTTCCACCCGCCGGGGCGCTTGCCGTGATCGGCATTAGACGGCAGCGGTGAAGGTGACGGGGCCTGTCGAAGCGAGCGCAAGGCTGTACGTCACAGCGCCTTCCTGCTCGCCGCCGAACTCGATGTTGTTCACGTGGAACGCGCCTTCGAAGGTACCGAACTCCGGCACGATGACTTGGAAGTTGCCGATGGCATCTGCGGTATCAGCGGCCCCGGTGCCGTAGGCAATGTCATGGAACCGGTCAAGCGAAGTGCCGCCCTCGAAGATGCCGTTGCCGGAAACCTCGACCGACCGCATCCCGGTCATCACTTCCTGCCAGAGTTGGCCGCCGGGGTTCGTGCAGTCCATCGTGGTTACATCGAAGTTGTTGTTGTTGACGGTCATTGTCTTGGATTGGATGCCGCAGAGCGTCGAAAACGCTTCGGTCGCCAATCCATCGCCGATCTTGATCAGCAGCAGTCTGCCAGTTTGCTTTGCCATGGTTAGGCTCCTTCATGGGATATGGACGCCTCACGGCGTTCGGTCCTGCCTTGCCCAAGGGCCGGATATGGGCTTCGATTCCCGCAGAAGGGGAAAAGAATTGACGGGGTCTCGCGTTCCCGTGTTAACCTTTTGTTTACCTTGGTTAACAAAATGGTGAACTTATGAGATTTCCTGTTGTCTTCATGCTGTTGGCGGTTGCCGCCTGCGCGAAACAGCCTGAGCAGATCGGTGCAGTAGATATCGGCCCGAACCCCTACCTTCGTTTCGGGTGTGATTCCCTAGCGAAAGAACACTTGGCGCTTGACCAAAACCTTGCAAATCTCAGCGCCGCCCAGAAAAGCGCCGCCGGGGCGGATACACTTGGTGTTCTCCTTCTTGGCCTTCCAATTTCCAGCATGTCAGGCAATGACAACGAAGCGAAAATCTCCATCGTCAAAGGTCGTATTCAGGCCGTCGAATCCGTCCAAGCGGCCCGAAAGTGCTAAATGAAAGATGTGATAGCAGAGGCGGAAACCTCTGCTATCATCACCCATCCAAGATGGCCGAAAACGCGATGACAGCCGTGTAGCTTTTTCCGTCGCTGTCCTGCGTGACTTCCTGCGTGATCCACTGAAGCTGCACCAGCGTGAAGCCCGTTACCGTCAAAGCCGCTTCATCCAGTGCCTTCACGACCGCTTCGGCGCATCGGGTGGCCTCTACCCGGCCGGATTTTGACGGGCGGCTATGGGCCTCCACTGCGAAGGTGATCGACCCTGCCGACTTGCCGTCTGTTCTCAGGGGGCGCGGCTGGATTCCTCCGATCCTGATGAACGGTCGTACCGCGTCCTGCGGGGGCTGGTCGTAGATGCGCCCGCCGACAATGGTGGACGCGCCCGCATCGGCTTTCAAAGCACCGACAAGCGCCTTTTGCAAGGCGAGCGCGTAGCCGTCAGCCATCTGCGTCTTCCACTCTCAGGTATTTTTTCCAGCGCCCTGTATCAACACGGCCCAAGGTCGCCTTTGAAACAAAAAGCCCAAGCCAAAACAGAGGATCGCGCACCGCCGCGTTGGCATCAACAGAGACATTCAGTTTCACGTTATTCTCAGCCATCACTTCACCGCCTTGATCGCATCACGCAGGGCCTTACGGGCGCGGGCCGTGCGCTTTTTCTTCGTCGCCTGAATGGCGGGGTTCACGAAGGGACGCGGACCCCGGTTGCCCTCGATAACCTTTGCCTTCTGCCCGAAGTCGATAAGCTGAGAACCATCCGGCCCCGGCAAGTTGCGGATTGCCGCGCGGCTTGCGCCAGACTTCTCCGGGATAAGCACCTTCGCTAAGTCCACGATCATTTCCGCGTTTTCGCGGTTCGCTTTCTCGAACTGCGCCTCGATCTCAGGCGTGATCCGGCCCAAGAGCGCCTTTGTCTCATTGAAGCCGGTCTTTTTCATGCTCAGAACTCAAGGAGCGTTGCGACGAGACCCGTCCCGCCGGTGATCGCGATAGTCCCGGCCAGATAGGCGCTGATGGCATCCAGCCGAACCACCCGGGCCGCACCGACCGGGATTGAGCCGACCGCGTATCCGCCGCTGATGTCCACCGCCCCCACGCCAGCAACGCCAACCGTGGATGCACCGTCACCGTCGATGACCGGGGAAAGCGACCCGGCAGTCGGGTTTCGAAGCACCAGAAGCGCCCGCTTGTTCGGGGTGTAGGCGAAGGTATCGCCCGCACCATCCAGAGTGATTTGTGTCGCCGTGGCTGCCGTAGAAGCGCCCGCGTCTGTCGCTGTAATCGTCGCCATGTCTTATCTCCTGATAGGGCGCTACTGCGCGACCCCAGATTCAACCAAAATATCCAGCATCGCGCCCTTATCATCGGCGTGCGCAATGCCCCGAATGTTCCATGTCTCGCCCCGCGCGACAGCTTGATCCGCTTCCGTCAGCCCATTGGCCTGCGGGCTTGTTCTGATGCGGATTGTCGCCGTGCGGACGTTCTCCACGGCCCCCGCCTCTACGCGCTCCTTGCCGGTCGTTTCGCGCACGTTGCCCCAGACAGTGAACAGCGGCGCGAACTCACCCACTACGTTGCCGTAATCGTCTATTTCCTCGCCCTGCCGGTTGAATGTCACCCGGTGGCGCAGGCGGCCCGCGCCCTTCATGGGCTGACACGCCGGTACGGCGCGATAAGCATCTCATGCGCATTGGTGGGCTGCACCCCGTCCGCCATCGTCTCCCGATATTCGTAGAGTGTCCCGATGTGGAGCAGGATGGCCGCCTTGATCGCTGAAGGCACGTTTGATGCTACACCGAAACCGGCGTCGAACGTGATGCTCACACCGGTCACGTCAGGCCCGATGCTCGGGCGCGCGAACGCATCCTCGAACCGGACATATCCGCCAATCGCATCTTCCTGAATCGTATAGAGACCCGGCGCGACTGTCTGCGCCGCCCCATCAAGATCAACGTATGAAACCGCAACCGATTGGACATCGGGGAAGGGCAACCGCATGATCCGATGCCAGTGGTCGTATTTCTGCACCCATGTTTGGGTGACGATGCACCGCCCCAGAATACCGGCCCTGCCGTCAAGGTGCGCCGTAGCGGCGGCAACAAGCCCGGTAATCAGGCCGTCTTCTGCTGTCACCTCAGGCTCCACCCGAAGGTGCGCCTTGGCCTCTGCCAGCGAAACTGGTGTTTCAGCCGGCGCCGTATTCAAAACGGGGCGGTGCATGTTATCAGGCTACCGGCGCGTCGTTGGGGTGGCCGCGAATGACCTGCGCAGCCATCGGGAAGCTGGGGCTGGTGCCGCCAGTTGCCGAGACTCGCACACGCAGATAGCGCTTGTTGCCGACATAGCCCCGGCGGTAGACCGCTTCATCGGTCGTGCCGGTGATCTGCGCCAGTTGATCGCCACCCAGAAGGTCGGACATAGCCACATCCGTGAACGTGGTGTCATCGTCCGATTCCTGAAGCAGTACGGTCATTGTCGGGCTTGTGCCGCTTCCTGCGCCAATGTCGATCACGCACAGGGCGGCATTGTAGCCCTGAAGATCAACGCTCGCGCCGTTCAGAGCGGCGGTGACGGCCTGCGGTGCAATCGACTGCGACACGCTGACGCCAGAATGAAAATCCTTCATCGGATCATCCTTTCGTTATTTTCCATGATGAATGCGCGGGCGATTAGCCGCCCGCGCCAAGGCTTAGGAAGTCGCGACTTTCAACAGCTTGATTGCTTCGAAGTTCTGAACCCCACCGCCAACGCGCTTCGTGGTGTAGAAGTGCACGTAAGGCTTGTTGGTATAGGGGTCGCGCAGAACCCGGATGCCGAAGCGGTCAACGATCAGATAACCACGCTGGAAATTGCCGAAGGCAAGCGGGAAGGCATTCGCCCCAACCGCATCCATATTGTCATCCGTGCGCACCGGCTTGCCGAGGAACGTGGGCGTTTCACCTGCGTTGGTCGGGTTGCCCCAGAGATAGGTGCCGTCGCCGTCCTTGAACTTGCGCATCGCCCCTGCGGTCACGTCCGAGGTGAGCCATACCGCGCCGTTGCGATATTGCTCTCTCAGGCTGTAATACAGGTCGATCATGGCATCAGCGCCATTGTTCGACGCGTTCGACAGCGCAGCTGCAACGCCAGTGGGCGTATAGCCGAGCTTGCCCCATTCGTAGTTGGCGTTGGGTACGTTCGCATAGGACAGCAGCCCACGAGGACGCTTCACGCCGTTGCCGCTGATGAAGGCAGCGCCTTCCTGCTCGGCAAACTCGATTGCAACCTCATTGCCCAGCCATTGAGCGATGTCCACGCGGGCATCGTCCAGCATCGTCTGCGTTGCCGCCGGGTTGGCGTAGATCTCCATGACGTTGAAGATCAACTCGCGCAGAGTCGGCGTGGCGGTTTCGGGTCGATCTTCTGTCTCTCCGACCCAGCCGGAACCTGCACCGCCCATGCTGACCAGCTTCTTGAACGTGTCCGTCGAAATGGACATGACCGAAGCAAGGTCGCGCATGACGGATACTGTGCCAGCAACGCGGTCGATGGTTTCCGACATTTCCTCGGGAACCAGATAGCCGCCGTCGGGGTCCGACTGCGTGGTCAGAGACGCCTTGACTTCAAGCGCGCCGAGGTCAGCGTCCGCAATGGCACGATCACCCTTACGGAACCACTTGGAAAACACCTCTGCATGTTCGCGCTTTGCAGGATCTGCGACATTGCCACCTGCCCCGCCCGCTTTCAGCGCGGCCATGGTTGCGTTGACATCATCCAGCGCCTTGTTCAGCGATGTGATGTCTGCGTTGATGCGGTCCACCTTTTCGGATTGGACAACATCCTCCTGCCCTTTTTTGAGGGCTTTGATCTCGGCATCGTTCTCGGCCTTGAATGCTTCGAAGGTTTTCGAGAGTTCGGCCAGAATGACCTTCGGGTCGCTCATGTCCGCACGGACTGAGACGATCCCACGCGCGCGCGGCGCACGGAAATGCTGGGTCATGATAATCTCCTCTATGACCTGATTGCAGCGATTAGACGCGTTGCCGCGTCCGTCCAGTCGTCAGCGCCGGGCGTGACGGTTGAGGCAGCGTCCTGCGTGCCCCCTTTCGCCTCGGCCAGAAGCGCTCGGCGTTCCGACCTTGGCATTCCACCTCTTGCCAACGCAGCATCCAGCTTGCGCAGCGAGGTTGTCTGTGTCTGAGCCGAGGAGGCCGCCAGCTTCGGCATCTCAAACTCGGCATCCGCGAAGCCCTTCGCGATGGCATCTTCGGCGGTCATATAGGTGCCATCGGAGGCGCGGGTTGGCCCGTCCAGCATCGCCATGATTTCCGGCTCCTTCATGCCGGTTCGCGCGGAATAGATCGCTGCCATGGAGGCGTCGAAAGTCTCGAAAACGTTTGCCGCATCGGAAAAATCGTGGCGGTTTCCAATGACTGCCCCCCAGGCATTGTGGATCATCATCACGGAGCCAGTGCCCATCAGCACGCTGTCGCCCGCCATCGCAATAATGGACGCGGCGGATGCGGCAACACCCATGACTTTGACAGTCACCTTGGCAGGATGCTCCCGCAGAAGGTTGTAGATCGCCAGACCCTCGAACATGTCCCCGCCGGGGCTGTTGATGTTCACCGTAACCGCATTCGCTCCGATGGATCGAAGCGCCGCGCCAGCGCGCTTCGCGGTGAAACCATCGCCCCACATATCCTCCCCGATGACATCGTAGATCGAGATGGTGTTCGGTTCGTCGGCTTCTGCGGCGTTGGGCTTTTCGGACCATTGCTCAAGAGCGTCCGATGGCGCATCCCAGACATAAGCCGAAGGGCGCTCGAAAGCCTTAGCTTGCGGTAGGTTCTTCAGGCTCATTGCTGTCTCCATTGTCTCCGCCAGCCGTATTCGGCGGGTCGTAGTATTGCCCGCCCTCGCCGTCTTCACGGGGATTGAGGTCTTCAAGGGCGCGTACCTCGTCAGGACTCATGACGCCCCATTGCAGGCCCTTCACGTAGGACTCCCACCGGGTCTTCATGTCGCCACGGACCAGCGCTGCGCGGTTGAAGCGGGCGTAAATCTCTGAATCATCGTCCGCGACCAAATCGCGGTTGATCGTTTCTTCCCAAGCGGTCAGGTGGTCTTCCAGCGTGTAGGTCACAAAGCCGATGGACTGTTGTTCAATGCCGCTGCCCCAGCTGGTGCTTTTCTCGGTGTCCCCGATCATGTGAGGCGGGACGCCAAAGAACATGGCAATGTCCGAGCGCGAAAACTTGCGACTCTCGATCCACTGCGCGTCTTCTGCCGTCATCGACAAAGGCCTTGCTTCCATCCCCTCTTCAAGGATGAGCGCCTTACCCTCGCTTTCGCCGCCTGACCTGTAGTTCTCCAAGCTGGCCCTTAGGAACTCAACACCTTCAGAACCGATCTTCGCGGGGTGCTGAAGCACCATGCTTGGGCGTGCACTGTTCTTAAACGTGGTCGATCCGTGGCGCTCCTGCGCCATGCTCAAACCGATGGTTTCCCGGGCGAAGGTGATCGGCGAAACACCCGTCACGCCGTCCAGCGTCATTCCGACAAGGTGGAAGACTTCCCGGGGCGGCAATCCGATGCGCGAACCGTTCCGGCGCGTGTACGTGTATTGAATCTCGCCGCTGTCCGCCTGCTTCACTTCCATGCGGTCAGGGTCCAGCGGTACAACCGAAACAACACGGTTCCTCGACCACGCGATAATGGCGTATGCGTTCCCCCTCAAAAGGATCTGCGCCTGCATCTGGCGGCGAAACTGAGAAGGCGTTTGCCATCCGTTCGGTTTCCGCCTCAACACGGTCCATAGCGCCGTGTCGGCGGCGTCCTCCCTGACTTTATCGCTCACCCTGCGCTTGACGTGCAGGGGCAGGTTTGCGACCGCGCCCGAGATGATCCGCACGCAGGCGTAAACCGCAGAAACTTGCATCGCAGAATGCGGTGTCACAGAAACGCCAGCATTCGTGCCAGTGTTCGCGGTGCGAATTGCTTCCTCGATATCCCTCGCCGTTACGATGCGCCCCCCATCAGCCGACTGCACAGCAGCTTTCGGACCGCCTTGCAGCCATTGGAAAAAGCCCATCACGTCTCCTTCAGAGTACCAGCGCGCCGCGTTCCGCGTAGACCGAGGGGCCGTTACCCTCATCCCGAGCGGTGGCCGCTCCAACCGCCATTGCCAGCGCAACCGCCATGTCGATCCGCCCTGTTGCTTTATGCTTCGTAAAGCGCCGCAGATCGGCGGGGGATGTGTCAAAAGTAGCGGAAGAAACCGCAGAGCGGAGTGCAGGGTTAACGTGTACCCGCAATCTGCCTTCCATGATCAACGTCTCAAGTTCGTCTACCGACCCCGGCATCCAGAGTGTTACCTCAGTTCCATCCGGCGCATCGCGCTTCCGCTTGTTCCATCCCTGCGGATGGTCCAGCATGGGGAATGATGCCCCCATATCGCCGCAAACCGCCTCAAAATCAGCGATCAGAAAGTTGTCATATGCGACGAAATCCAGATCGAACGCTTCGGAATCGTCAATCAAGTCCTGCGCAACAAAGTCTAGTCGCGTCTTTTTGCCCGGTGTTGCCGTCAGGAACCCCGCGTCAACCCACAAATCGTAGGGCGCACCGTCGCGCTCGGCCCGCGCTTTAATGGTATCGGCTGGCGTGTAGCCATGAACGAACGCCGCGAAGCATGGCTTTGCAGGAACCATTTGATGCGTTTTCTCGTCAAAGTGTGGATCGGAGAATCCGTCCTCGAAAACCAGCGCCTTGGCCGTGAGGTCGGTTTTCGCTGATAAGTCCAATCCGGCAAAAGCACGTTTCCCCTTGAATTGTTCAATCTCCATCGTGTGGTCTTCGATGCTTTCCCACATCTTTCGGCTGATCCACGCGCTTTCAGCGTCGGTCCATTCGCAGAAATGCAAGCGCCGGATGCCGTTGGCCTTCGCCGCGATGTCCTTGGCCTGCTTTACCTGAAGCGCCAAATAATCTTCGGTGATCGTCACCCCTAAGAGCGGGTTGGCCTTGATCCAGCACGAAGGATCTTCAAATGGCTCATCTTCCTCATCCAAAGCGCAGACGTAGGAGAATGTTGTGTCGTCTTCCACATCCTGAGCCGCGACCTTTACCGCGTGTTTGCGCTCGGCCCAGCAAATTGACTGGCGGTCAGATCCGCTGTTCGTAATCATCACAAGCAACGGCTGCTCACGGAATTTAAAGCCCCGCTCAAGAATCTCGATCACACCGCCGTCTGGGTGTTCGTGCACTTCATCGCAGAGGGCGAAGTGAGGGCGCGGGCCAGAACCCGTTTTTTTTGTCTCGCGCGATACCGGGCGAAAGAAGCTGCCAGATTTCATATGGGCAAGATTGTATTCCCGCCCCGGCCCACCGCTGCGCCGTATCACCTTATCAAGAGACGGCGATTGATTGACCATCTTCACCGCGTCGGTGAATAGAATGCCCGCCTGCTCTTTGGTCGCGCCAGCCGCGTAGATCTGTGCCCCGGCCTCGCCATCTGAAACCATGCCGTAGAGGCCAATGGCCCCGACCATGGGTGACTTGCCGTTTCCTTTGCCCTGCTCGATGTAGGCGCGCCGAAAACGCCGCTTGCCGGTCTTCTCCACCTTCCAACCAAATAGAGACCCGCAGATGAATTGCTGCGAGGGCTGCAAATTGAACGGCACCCCGTCAAACTGGCCTTCACTCAGACGCAGAACGGTAGAGCAAAAACGAAAAAACCGATCCGCTGCCTCCGCGTCAAAGTAGATGCCACGCTCATGTCCCGTCACCATGTCATCAAGGTGGCGCTTCGCCGCGTCCCTCACGTGTGGACCCGCTACAATCTCCCCGTGCTCAACAGCCTTGGCATACGCCGTGACCGGATCGTCAGTGGACAAACTTCGACCTATAGACGCCATATAACTGTGTGAATGATTTTCTCCACTCACCTGCCGCGAATTGCGATTCAGTGTAAAACTTTGAATCCCAGCAGCCTATAACGTGCCGCCCCACGACAAGGACGCGCCCCTTGGAAAGCTCACGCGACATAAAATTCATTGCAGAAACTCCGCACTTGGATCAACGCCGTCATCCTCCGGCGCATTCACCTTAGAGCGATCAACAGGTGTCCCGCCCATCTGCCCCAGCGTCATTCGCATCTGCGCGTAAACCGCAACTGGCGTTTCCGCCCCGTGCGTCCGCATCAGGTCAGTCAGCCGAGTGGCCACTTCGACAATCCCGCGATCAGAACGACCAAGCCAAGGATAGTCCGCGTTGAACTCATCCCAGATTGCCTTCTGCTCTTTCGTGAACCGCTTCGGAGCCGGTCCAAGGCTCTTCACTTTCGGGTTGGACCGGCCTTCAAACCGTCCTGCGTTCTTGGCAACCGCACCCGTGACTTTCGCCACTTGCTGCGGCAACCTCGGTCGGGACATATTCAAATCCTCTGTTTTGTGGATGTGAGAATTACACTTCCGACTCCGGTCAGGAGTTCTAAACCCCTAGACTTTTGATAGCCCCCGCCCCCTGAGCGCCCCATACAGCGCCGTTTCGGGCATCAGCCTATCGGCCACCCATCAGCGCCTATGGTGGGTCTGTAGCCTGCGTCTGCGCGGGTCTTAGCCTTATGGCAGTCCGTGCATATCGCTTGGAGGTTTTCTTCTTCGTCGTCGCCGTCCTTGTGGCGAGGGATGATGTGATCTACCTCCGTCGCCTCTGTCGGTCGGCCTGCCTTCCAGCATGGCTGGCATAGGTAATCATCACGGCGGAGAATCCGAAGGCGTAGCTTCTGCCACTCCCAGCCTAGGCCACGCTGCGTTGTGGTTAGTGAGTGCGACCCCATAGCGCCTCATGTCGTTGATGCAGGGCGGGCAGCCCCCCGGCCCATGATTGCGTTTCCGCCCGAGGCCTGTAGGCCACTCTGGGGTGTTCCGGCGCGCTTGGCTGCCCGTGAGTTGAGCGCGGCGGATGGGTTATCCTGCGATAGGCCCCTCGTTACCGTGTGAAGCCCCACCGCCCTCATGTGAGTGCAGTAGACGCGGCCATCTCGTCTAGCCCCAAGAGCCTCCCGGGTCTTGTCGTGGGCGGCTGGTCTGCACTCGCATCAATGCGGTGAAAATGCGCTGCAAGCGCCCTATCCTCGGTTCCGTTTCCGGGGGCGCTTGGAGTTTGGCACAACCGGAGATATCCAAGGTAGGCCTGCTTCACCCCAGACATACACGATCTAAGAACGCTTGACAACATCTAGTGGGTCAATGCGAACGGGCGACTGCCGACCGAACAAAGTCATCTCGCCTTCAATCATCGGGTGCATGTCATGGGCGGTTTTCACCATGCGCTGGAACCTGACCAGCAAGTCCTTGAACGGGCCGCTGATGATTTCAAGCGGGTCGCCGGGATCGAAGCCCGCCACCAGATCAGCACGGCGCTTGATGCGCTCAGCTTCCTCTCTCTTTTCCGCCAGCACGGCGAAGAACTCCATGGCGGCTTCGTATGGTGTCGTTTCTAGCTTGTTGCGGTTCTCTACCTGATAGATAGGCAGGGCGCTTCCCCACGCCCCTTGTACGTGGACGGCACGACCGAAAGCCTCGTCAGGGATTTCTGCAAACACGTAGCCGGGAAGGGATGGCCTGTACTCGGGGCGCGCATACCTGTCTTTACCCTTGCGGATAAACGCCACGGTGCGGCTGTCGTGTACTGTGCAGCCCATGGCCTTTATCTGCTGCTCTACAGCCCACTCGCCCTTCATCCTGTCGCCCCCGGGCGGGCGGATCATCGCGGTTGTTGTAGGCACCGCATAAAGCCGCGCTTGTACCTTGCCATGTGATGTTGTCATTCTGCCTGCCCTTCGTTCTGCCTCAATGGTCGCTCATTTCTCAGCGTTGATCGCCGCGTTGATAGCGGCCTGAGCGTACCCCAAATCCCTCATGTCCTGTGGGTTGGCTCCTTCGGCCAGCATCCTGCGGCACTGGTCTATCTGCGCCTGCATGGCGGGGGTGAGTAGCTGTCTCATCATCTTCCCTTCCATCCTTCCGTTGCTGTGAGCCGGGGTCATGCCGCGGACTCCATGCGGCGGCCCTTCAGAGTGAGCCGCTCCGGGGTGATCCTGCCAGAAGCCCAGCCGTCCCGGATGAAGTCGGGGTCGAAGCCAGCCAGTGCGCAGACAATACGGAAGTCCTCGGTTCGGCCCTCCAGCCATATGCGCGCGCGCCTGCGGGCGTGTCGCTCTTCGCGCTGCTCGCTGGTGCTGTGCGCGTCCAGTACGGCCCGGAGGATGACGCTGGCCCAGAGGTCGGTGAGCGGGTCGACGTTTTCGGGGCGGAGAATGGCTGCGTTTATCATTGCACGACCTCTTTTTCTAAGACAGCCATGGCCAGCTTGCGAATGCGGCTGTCATCCATCTGTTTAGCACCGAAACCCAGCATCGGGTCGGTGATGCCCCGGCTTTGGTCGGCCTTGACTCCTAGCATATCCATGATGACAGGATCGCTGCCGCCAGCGGTGTGCAGGTAGTGTGCGGTGACTTGTCTGGTCTGACCGGGGCGGCGCAATCTGCCGATGACCTGTTTGTGCACCTGCGGTGACCAATCCAGTTCGCCAAACACCACGTCGCTGCAGTATTCCTGCAGGCCGTCAAGGCCAGCGCCAGACCGCAGGGAAATCATCATCACGCGGGCATCGCCCTTGGTGAAGCGTTCGACGTTTCGGCGCTTGCCTGCGGGGCTTTCTGTCCCGGTGTACATGACCGGGTTGTGGTGCTGCAGTGCGCGGTTCCAGATGTCATAGACATCGCGGTGCCAGCCTGCCAGCAGCACGCGGGGGCTGTCGCGCAACAGCAGGTCCACATAGGCCGCAACGGAGTCGGCCTTAGCCACGCCTGTTAGCAGGCGCATCTTCATGTCCAGTTCCCGCGCGGCCTGTCCGGCCTTCACAAATGACCCTTCCAAAACGGTCATCGCCAGCATCTTGAACAGGTCTTCGGCGTCCTGTGCTGCCCCCTCGTTCCAGCCCACTTCCCAATCGACCGTGTTCAAGGGTGGCATCTGTGCCGACACCGTTTCATCGAATTCGGTGCGGCGCAGGAAATACCCCTTGTCGCGCAGGTAGGTGCCAAGGGCGTCCGGGTTTTTGACCGTCTTCCCCCAATCGCACCATTCGCGCATGAATTCATCGCGGTCACCCAAAAGGCCCGGTTCGATGAACTGCATCACGTTGAAAATTTCATCGCCGTAGTTGTAGATCGGTGTGGCGGTCAGGCCCATCGACACATCGGCGGTTGAAGACAGCAGGTCTGCAGCGACACCCTTGGCAGTGCCCCTGCCGGTGCGGAGTTCCTGCACTTCATCGTAAATGACCGTGCGGAACAGGCCCGTGTTGATGACATCGGTCCATCCAGCGATGTTCGAATACTTGAAAACATAGGCATCGGCCATCGGCAGGTCGTATGGTTTGGTACCCTTGATGATGTGCGTGCGAAGGTTCGTGAACTCCTCCGCGCGGTCGGCCCATTGCCCGGCAAGGTGAGGCTGCACCACGATGGCGGCTGGCAGTGGTGCGCCGCTGGTCAGTGTGCACAAGGCGGAAATCGTCTTACCAAGGCCAAGGTCATCGCCTAGCAGCAGGTTCGGGTTCTGAATTGTCAGCGCTGCTGCTTGCTGCTGATAGCCATAGGGCTGTCGGCCTTCCATAAATCCCGATACTGTCGCGGGCTTCCAGTCTGGCATCAGGATGCGTTCGCGTTCGGCGGCTTTCGTCGTGATGCGTTCGACACCGGCAGTCAGGTCGGCTTCATGGGTGTGCTTCAGGGGGTAGCGCTGCATGAACCAGTGTAGGTCCGCGCGGTTTTCGTCGGTGTCGGTCAGAACTATTTCCTGCGCGGTCTTCGGCACCTTTGTGAACAGGCGCTTGAAGGCGATTGAGACGTGCGGCTGAAGGTCGGTGATACGCCAGTGCGGCGGGTTTTCCCCAAGGTTCAGGGTTCCATAGGTGATGGTCACAATGCGCTCCTCCCCAATGAGACGAGGAACAGCGGCACCCCGTGAATCTGATCGGGCAGGCCAAGGTATGTGCCAGTGACCAGTATCAATCCGGTCAGCCGGTCGCCTTCGCAGTAGCGTTCCAGCTGGCGATAGATTTGGCGGCGCGGGTATCTAGTTTTCACCTCGATGCCGATGGTGTCGGCCACCATGAAGTCGATGCGGTCTTTCGGCCCCATGCGCACTTCGCGTTCGAAGGCCGTGCCTGTGCTGTTTAGCCATTCTTCCAGCGCGTCCTGCAGCGCCAGTTCGGTTGTCACGGGCATACGCAGTCCGCGCATCTGGTGGGTCAGGGATTGTGGGGTGATGCCGATCATTGCGCGGCCTCCCGCTTGGCCTTGGCCCGCTCGATCCCGTTCATGATCGTGGTGTGGTCCCGGCCACCGAGCAGCCGCCCGATAGCGGGCAACGAAAGGTCGGTCTCCTCCTTCAGTCTCAGCATCACCTCATGGCGATGCCTGCAGGCCCGCTTGGTCCGGTCGCCGCCTCTGAGCATATCCACGGACACACCGGCCTCTCTGGCGTAGCTGTAGATGATCTGCATGGGGCGGTCCGCCCGGCTTGGCGCGGCACCGGCCTGCCCCCGGCAGTAAGCGTCGGTGGCGATCTGGTCCAGTTTTGCCAGTTCCTCCCGGGCGTGGCGTACCTTCATCTGCTCCCATGTTTCGGAGGGGGTCATGCTGCTATTCCTCTCTCTTTCAGTTTTTCGGGGGTGACGAGGCCGCGTTCCACAAGAGCGCGGGCGGTGGTGGCCTTGATTGAACCTTCGGCCATGAAGGCATTGCTGTTAATCCGGTCTGCCCAGTATTTCAGGGTGTCGCCTTCGGATACGTGGGACTTCGCCGAGAACCCCTCGTCAGTCCATCGGCGCTCAATCAGGAAAGTTGCTGGGGAAATATTGGCGGAACTTGGGTGGCTGGCCTTCCACGCCTTGTGCCACGCGGCGCAAGTACTGGCCGCAAGCGCCCGCTCATCATGGGGAACTTGTACCCACGCCTCTTGCGCTTTTTGCTTAGAAACCTTGTCAGGCCATGCTTTCCAAAAATCAGCAAAATCGACTTGTTTCTCGTTAGAGAAACTTCCCCTCCATCCTCCATCCTCCATCTGAATTGTGTTTTCTCCCTTTTGGGGAAATTGCCCTTCATCATCTTCGCCGATTGGGGGAGTGGGATCAGTTGGCGTATCGCCGTTGCCGGAACCAGACGCCTCTAGCCCTACATATTTCAGGATTTCATGCGGGCATGGGTGCAAGTCATTCGGAGATTTGGGGCGCTGGTGCTTACGAAAATTCCGAATAGCACCGTAATGCTTGCCATCAAATTCGTAACGCTTGATAAGCCCCTCGGCCTCCAGTTCGGAAAGCAGGGCGTTCATATCCACGTTGTCTGCGGGGTAGATGCGCATCTTAAGCGTCTTGGCCTTCCATGGGAAAAGGCCCTTGTCGTCAGCCTCAACGCCAAGCCCGATTAATAAGAGACGCGCCAAGGCCGAAACCTCTACGATATTCTCGTCAGTGAAGAAGCCGGGATGCACGGACCTAATGCGGGCCATTAGTGTGACCTCCTGTTTCTGGGGCGTCTTTTAATAGGGGGCGGGGGAAAACCATTTTTTCTTCGCCAGCCAAGTCTTTCGCCATGCGTTCTACTGCTGGAGACATGTCTTCTGGTGTCAGATACTGGTAAGCATCCACCATCTGAAATGTGTGCATATTGAAGTGCGTGGCGAGAATTGACGGGAAAGAGCCGTCCAATATCATTTCATCCTCAACCACAGAATGCCCGGGTATGTACTCTTCCACAATGCTCTCAACTTGAAAGTACAAGTCGTTCTGCAATTGGAGAAAAGCAACGCCGGGGCTAACTCTAAAAAATTCGCGTGACCCGTCGACGCGGGATTCGTGAAAGAACTCATGAGCACGCAACTCCATGCCTTCGCAGTCTGGGCTTAGGATGCTGAACTCCACCACAAACGGCGTAGGAACGCCTGTCTGCCAGAGTTCGTTTGCGCGCTGCTCTACACTGCGCGTTGTCCGGCCAATCTTGACCAGCCCCGGCATTGACGGATTGCTCATGATGTAAACGTAGCCTCTCACGACACCACCCCCCTGACCGGCACGTCTACGAGGATCGGACGCAGGGTGATCTGCACCCGGCCATGTGGCGGCTCTGCGCTGGAAATGATGGGTATGGCCTGCCGGAATATGCGGTCATCCACGCCGATGACGCTGGCGATGGTGTCGCGCCCGTACTTCATGCGGGCAATCAGGTTGTCGTCGTCATAGGCGTAGTTTGCGGGCGGATAGAACGTCATTTCTATGGTGATGCTGGCGTCCTCCATGCGGCGCACCTTCTGCTCCTTCATGACTGCCCAGACGGCGCGCTGATACGCTTTCTTCGCCTTGTTGATCGCACCCCAATGGGCGCGGCTGTTCGGGGACAGAAGCGCGGGCGGGAATGGCACAGAGAATGATTGCAGCTTGCCTTTGAGGGGGGCCATTTATCACCCCGACCACTTATAGGTTTGCGGCTCAGAGTCGGGCAAAAGGCCAGCGTCCATCGGGGCTAAGAACGGCTTGATCTTCGTGAATTGTGACCGCGATACAGCGGTCCCATCAGAAAGGCTGTAAGTCTTATCGTGGCCATCCCGGCAGGGTAGCGTTACGAGTACAGTTGATCCTGCTTTGACTCTTTGAAGTACCGATAATACATTCATTTCCGCCTCCTTTTTTGTGGGGTGAGTTCGGCACGCTTTTCGTGGAGGGCGCGCATTTCCTCCGGCAAAAGGCCGCGCTTCTTGGCTTGGGCCTCGTACCCATCCAGTTCGGCAATCGAGGTGATGCGCTTGATGTTCTTGACGCGGGTGTCCATCACGCCTCCATCCGGTACTGGGCAACGCGCTTGCCGGTGGGGGGGTCTCCACCATGTCGCGGGTAATGGTGTGGCCCTCTTGGCGAAGGTCGTAGATCCTGCCGCTGAGGCGAAAGCAGCCGTATTCGTCCAACGCCTCAATGGGCGTGATCGGCCTGCCTGCCTTGAGGTGGGCTAAGATTTGCTGGGTCTGTGAGTTCATGTCATTTCCCCGCTTCGAGGCGCGCCAGTGCCTTGTCGATCCGGGTACGCAGTTCGGTGGTTGCGTTTGATTTCGTCGCTTTGCAGGGGCACGGGGCGAACACCACGCGGTAGGTGTGGAGGTCACTGATGGGGAAGCGTATGACCGCCTCGTCGCCCTCTCTGCGGACTGAGCCGGGCATCATAATGGCAGATCATCGTCATCGAGGTCACGGCCCCCGCCGCTATCCTGCGACTGGCCATAGCCGCCCTGCCCGCTGTCCTGAGACTGTGAGCCGCCGCCGTCGCTACGCCCGTCCAGCATGGTCAGCGTGCCGCCGAAACCCTGAGCACGACTTCGGTGCTGTAGCGGTCCTGACCGGATTGGTCCTGCCAACGACGCGTCTGCAACTGGCCCTCGATATAGACCTTGCTGCCCTTCTTGAGGTACTGCTCCGCCACGCGGACAAGGCCCTCGGTGAAAATGGCGACCGAATGCCACTCAGTGCGCTCTTTGCGCTCGCCTGTGGATTTGTCCTTCCAGGTTTCGGACGTGGCGATGCGTAGGTTGGCAACTTTGCCGCCATTGCCGAATGTCCTGATTTCAGGATCGGCCCCCAGATTCCCCAGCAGGACAACACGATTAACGGAACCGGCCATCAGAATGTGCCTCCATGATTGTCGTGGAAATCCATGTCTGTTTTCCTCGCGGCTAAAAGGGATTGTAGGGTTCTACATCCAGACCAAATTTGCGCACATCGTCCTTGACGAACCCGCAGACTGTTTCCAGCACGTAGAATTTCCGACCGGGGTTCTGCCGGGCCAGCCGCTCTGCCTCGCGCTCGGCCTGCTCTCTTGTGTCGTGTTGAAAAGTGGCCGGGCCGTTGCCCTTCACCATCCAAAATGCATCGCTCATATCGTCTCCATGTGGTTGGTCCGCTGAAAAGCCCCCGGCACCGAAGCGCCGGGGAAGTTGACAGGGAGGGTATGGGGGCTTCTCAGCCAGCGGCTGCCCCCTTTCGCCGCGAGTAGGGCGCATGCGGTGCCCTCTGGCTGAGAATGAGTTGCGGTCCTGCGGAACCGCCCGGGGCATCCCGGCATTCCGCACTGGTCGTCTAAGGTGTAGGGGCAGTTGGGCTGGGGACAGGTGGTCAAGACAGCCCCCATGCGATCATGGTCAACGCCGCGACAGATGTTGCGCAGGCGATAACAGCCATCCGGCGCTTCGCCTGATTGATTGCCCTCTCCACGCAGGCATGGAGTTCTTTAGCCCGGGCCAGCGCCTCTTCGGCCTGCTCAATCTCCGTCGCAATGTGATAGAGCGTCTGGTTGTCGAAATGCGCTCCACCACCGCTTGCGGCGTAGACCCGGATGCGCTCTGCGGCTGTCAGTTCGGGCGTGGTCATTTCCACCACCTCCGGCCCATGGCCCCGTCTTGGTTCTCTGGCTTGGTACATGCGCAGGAAACCTCTGCTTTCAGGACGCGGCTGACGGCATTCAGAACGGCGGACTTTGACACCCCGAACCGCTCGCCAACCTCTTTCGCGGTCAGCCCTTCCGCTTCCCGCAGGTCGAGCATCATCAGGAGCCGCTCGTCGCTTGATCTGGGGATGTCAGGTGCGCTCATGCTACCCGCCTCGGGCCAACCGACTTCTTGATTTGCTCAAGTGTGCCTCTGGCTTCATCCGCTTCTTTCTTGAGGTCTTCCGCCTTCGCCGCTGCCTCCATGCAGTCGTTAATCGCGTCGGTCAGTTGTGCGGTAATCCGGGCGATAGCGCTGGCGACACGTTCCATTTCAGTGTTCACGCCAGACGGACCAAAGTTTTCCGCCCTGATATCCTCCACCCACTTACGCGGGACGCCCAGTTTGACGGCGATGGTGTTATCCGTCGCCTTGTCCACGTAACGGCTGTTGGCCTCGTCGTAATTTTCGTCAATCTCCCGGAAAATCTTCCGGCGTTCCGGGATTGTCATTTCACGGGGGGCTTCATCGGGCACCTTGTGAACCTCCTGACAGTTGGGGCAGGAGTGCCTGCCGTTTTTCTTGGGAAGCCAGCCTATTTGCCGGGCTTTCTTGAAAATGAATTCTTCGGGAAAGGCGGACCCTTGGTGGCTGGGGCCAAACTTCGCCACCTCTTCGCAGGTGTGGCACTCCATCAACTGGATCAGGACGTGGCACCCGTCCCTTATCTCGCGATCAATCCGAACGCCTTTAATGCTGGATACCAGCTTCATGCCGCGTCCTCGGGCTTCACTGCCGGCCCTAGGTCCTGCTCAGGCTGAATCCACCTGCCATCCCGCTGGATCAGGTTCCGCATACCGCAGGGGCAGCGCGGGTATCCCGGTTGCGGCCCGATGCAGTTGCAGGAAAATGATCCGCCAAGGTCGGTTGCGCTGAAATTGTGGAACTTCGACTTCATGCCGCGCCCCTCTTGATGGGCTGGACGTGGGCGGTCAGGCTGTCGCGCAGGTCACTGAGGGCTTGCATGCCTTCCTCGGCCTCGCGGATCGCCCCTGCGGTATGTCCGGCATCGGCAGACTGTGCGGCGCGGAGGGCGGCTGAGACGGCTTCCCCGGCCTCCTTGGAGGCAGCGCCAGACGCCTCGTAGATGCAGGCAGCGGCGCGCTCCTTGTCCGTCAGGCGGTTTGCCATGCGGCGGGTCACAGGGTAGCGCCCTGCCCCATCCTCCAGCGCAATCACGTCCTCCACAGGCCAGCCGAAGTCGCCATTGAGGCGACGCGACATGGTGCCCTTGCAGACGGTGGAGCCGTTGCGGGCGTTGATCTGTTCGCAGGCCGCGTCGAGGCTGTGATAGAAGCCGTCGATAAGCGCCTGCATGTGGCTGTTGATGATGGCTCGATGGTTCATGGCAACCCTGTTTTCTTTGTGTCTGGGTCGCTGCGGCGCACATTTGAAGCATGGCAGCGGTTATGGTCATCTTCTGTAATGGAAAGCGCCGAGTGTACGGAGGCGCTTCCCCTGTTCAGGCTGCGTCGTCGGACGCGGCCACATCAAACGGCAGGAAGTGCGCCGGAGCGAGAGTCACGCCTTGCTCCCGCGCCTTCTCCCAGATCAGAGTTTTCTGTGCGTCTGGGATACTGCCGCGCACCTTCCACGATTGGACGGTGGACGGCTCTTTCCCGATAGCTGCCGCCATGGGTCGGACCCCTCCGAACGCTTCGATGATGTGGTTTACATAGGTCATGTCCGCATCATGCGCACAAAGCGGACAAAATGCAAGCGCATATTGCGGACATACTTCCGCGCGGTTTTGTGCGCAATCTGAGCGCATGGAAAACGCTGATGCATTGAGGAACGCGGTAAAGAGTATCCGCGAAAGAGCTGGGCTGTCAGTAAGGGCAATGGCGGCCCATCTTGGCATGAGTCCGTCCGGTTACAGCCATTATGAGCAGCGGATAAAGGATAAGTCCCTACCTCCGAAGATTGCAGCCTCCATCGCAAATGTGGTGGAGCCTCTAGGGGTGCCGCGCGAAGAGGTCTATGATCTGACGTTGGGCGAAATAAGAGACCACTCAACCTTCAACAGCGTTCTGCCCACTAGGATCGAAGCGGATGCCCCTGCAGAAAACGGGCAGTCACTGGTTCCTGTTTACGATGTTTCCGCGAGTGCGGGGTTTGGGGCGCTTGTGGACTACGAAGAACAGACGCACAGCCTCGCCTTCCCGCCTGACTACTTGAAGCGCCTGACCAGCAGCCCCCCGCAAAACCTCGCCATCATCAGCGTCAAAGGCGAAAGCATGGAGCCGACGCTTGTGGATGACGACATTGTGCTGGTCGATATGTCCAAGACGCACATGGGCTTCGAGGGTCTATTCGTGCTGCGCCACAACGACACGCTACTGGTCAAGCGGGCCGGGATGGCGGCGAAGAGCGGGCACGTCATGCTCATCTCCGACAACAAGGCCTATCCGCCCGTGGAAGCCGCCTTGGCCGATCTGAACGTCATCGGGAAGGTGCTTTGGTACGGGCGGAAGGTGTGAATGTGGCGTGGAGGTGAACTCGAACCAACGATAAGGGAAAATGAGAAATGATGGTTTTGTATGATGCGCCCACGATCAGGTTAAGCCGTAGGCGCGACGAAGATGGCGCTAATGAGTGCATGGTGATCCGCGCCACGATCCCGACCCTGCCCGAAACCGAGATGGACATCTTCGGTACCGTAGACTGGGCGGTTATTGCGCAAATGCCTTTTGTGCCCGATACTTCTTTTGAACAGATTGAAGAGCAAGCGCGACAGTCTCTTGTTGAAAATCTACGCGCCGTCGCAGATGCCATAGAAGCAAGGCGATATTCCCGGCAAGGATCGCCAGATTCAGCAGGGTGATCAAAGCAAGCACAACCATCGGAAATTCCTCATGATACGAAACAGCCCGCCCCGTGCGGGCTTTTCTATGCGAATCGTATAGCACGCCTGCTCCGGTGTGAACGCTAAATAAGTACAACGTGCGCATTTTGCGCTTGACCTATCGTTCGCATCATGCGTACACTCTCCCCATACCGCTCATCAGCGAATGGGAGAGACACATGACTGACGCATTTCGGATCAAGCTAGCAGAGAAGGCCGTTGAGCGCGTTTATCGAGGCCCTCACGGCCCGGCCCGTGAAATGTGCAAGGTCCTTTGCCGCGAATGTCCCTTCAAGAGATCTTCGGCCCCCGGCTATCTCGGAATCTGTTCGGGCGACCCTTGGGAGTTCCTGACCTCGGCAGGACATGGAGAGATTCCCCTACCCTGTCACATGCGGGTCAACTGGTCCAGTGCGCGGGCGCAGGAACAGGCGCAGACAGCGCACGTCTGTCGCGGCTACCTGACCATGCTCCGTAACGAGTGCAAGCGTCCCCGCAATCCTGAGTTGGCGGTGTTGGTGGAGCAGGTTGTACCGGATCGGGACGCGGTATTCGCGAACCGTAACGAGTTCATGCTGCATCACAACGACCCCGAGCTTGCAACGAGTTTTCGCAACGCCTTTGCGGAACGAATGTAATGGGAGAAGAGAACCGGAAGACATGGACCCCGTGCCTTGACCTGCGCTTGGACCTATCAGGACATGAACGTTCTGCCAGTCCACGTCGCCGCCCGGCTGCGCACGATCTATCGCCGCATTATTCGTCACACAAACATGGGGGCCGTGTAATGAAACTGCCCGAGTTCACCTACATCGTTTTCGTCCAGTGGCCTGACCGCACCGAAGCGCTCACCATGGAACACGGCCCTGACCGCTCCGACGCCTTCGATGCGGCCGCCGAAGCCTTCGAAAAGTACGGTTGCGAGGTCCGCGTTGAGTGCATCGAACGCAACGACCGGGGCGCGGCTATCGGTGTCTCCGATGCCACCGCCGTTTTCTTCGCAGAGCGCAACATCGACCCCAACCGCTGGGCCAAGTGTGAAACCTGCGGCCATGAGGATTGCGATTGCGATGCAGCCTACGACGCACGTCAGGCTGAATGGGGGGATGCGGCATGAGCCTGATCGACAAGATCAAGCAAGATCGCGAGGCAGGCACGCCGGGGTATTGGCAGTGGAATGACCCAAAGTATTTCGCAGTTGGTCACGGCACTTTTTCAGAAATTGCGGTCTACGCTCCCGGAAATGCCCATCCATGGAGAATGGCAGAGGTAGTCGGTCCTGATGATGAAACTGCTATTGCCAACGCCCGCCGCATAGCCCGCGTCCCTGAGATGGAGACCGCGCTGTTGGCCGCTGATGAACTCGCTGCCGAGATGGACCGACTGATGCCGGTTATCGCGCAGACCATCGAATTCCACGGCTTGGGTACCCCTTATGGGATTGCCACCGCGAACAAGGCGCGCGCCACCCTCTCTGCCTACCGTAAAGCAATGGGGGATGCGGCATGAGCGATACAGCAGTCAGCAGGCACCCCACCCCGCGCGAGATACGCGAACAGATCGAACGCAAGTTTGCCGAGGACTTTCGCGCCCATCCCATCGGGGGAGATGAGCCATTCATCCCCACGCGCGCACTCACGCTGATGCGCGAGACCATTTCCGAAGCATGTGCAATGAAAGGGAACCAGCGATGAACCTTCGTGCCGATATCCCCCTGATCACCCGCGTATCCGAGGAACTGACCGAGATGCTGGGCGACGACTTCGACCCCGATACCTTCTGGGACAGTCTTGATGGAGAAACCGACGCAATGGATATCATCGGGGCCTTGATCCAGCGCCGCGTGGAAGCGCAAGAGTTCGCCCTCGCGAACAAGGCCATGGCTGATCGCTATTCCGAGCGCAAGAAAGTGCTGGACGCGCGCGCTGCTGGCATCACCAAGGCGCTCGGCCTGATCCTCGATGCGACCGGGCAACAGAAGGTGGCTCACCCGCTGGCGACGGTATCGCGCACCAAGCCTCGCGTGACGGCGAAGGTGTTCGATGAGACCTGCATCCCGTCTCAGCTTTGCGTCACCACCATCAAGCCCGACATGTCCGCGATCAAAAAGCAACTGGACGCCGGGGAGGACGTGCCGGGGGCCGAATTGGTCACTGGCGATCCCGGCCTGACCGTGAGGATGAAGTGATGGACTGGAGCGAAGTCACACCGGAACTCGAAAAGAAGCTGGACCCGACCCACGTCAAGCCCCCCTCCAAGTTTGGGCCCAAGGGTGATTACATCGAGGGCTGGCACGCCATTGCAGAGGCCAACCGCATCTTCGGCTATGGGGAATGGTCCTACACGATCAAGTCCTTGGCCAAGGACAGCGTGGAGAAAGCGAAAAATGGCAAGGGCGAAGATCAATGGCAAGCGGCCTATACCTGCATTGTCACCCTGAATGTTGGCGACGTGGTGCGCGAAGACGTTGGCTTCGGGAGCGGCTTTGCCAAGCAAATCGGGGATGCCATAGAGGGAGCCACAAAGGAGGCTGTCACCGATGCCTTGAAGCGCGCCCTTCGGACCTTCGGCAATCCTTTCGGGTTGGCGCTCTACGACAAGAGCCGCGCGAATGTTGGGCGTGATGATCCACTATTCAACAGCGCAGGCGCGAAAGGGCGGCTAGAGAAGGCCATCGCAAACCGCACTTCCGCTGACGATCTGTCCGATCTTTGGAACGCTGAAAAGGAAACTCTCGCCCTTCTGACCGACGCCGATTTCGTTGCCGTGAAGGCATCTTTCGCGGCGGCAAAAACCAAACTCTCGCAGAAGGACGCCGCGTGATGGCCGGTCAGACCATAATCCTCTGCGGTGACAAGCAGCGCCGGTATGCGCATGACCTGATCAATCGCGCCCCGGCTGATGCGGTAGTGAACATCCGCGAGGCAACCCGCAATCTCGACCAGAACGCCAGAATGTGGGCCATGCTGTCCGACATTGCCCGCACAAAACCCGAGGGGCGCAACTGGACCACAGACACATGGAAGGCCGCGTTTCTTCATAGCCTAGGCCATCAGGTCCAGTTTGCGGAAGGCTTGGATGGCTCAGGCCCGTTCCCGGTAGGCTTTCGCTCATCGCGCCTGACGAAGCGCCAGATGGCAGACCTGATCACGGTCATTCAGGAATACGGCGACCGTCATGGCGTCCAGTGGACAGACCCACGGGAGAACGCAGCATGAGCCTCCGGATCGAACTTGACACAATACGAAAGCAGCGCAACGCGAAGGAGTGGCGACCAATAAACCGAGCGAGATGCGAGGGAATAGAGCGTACAGGAGACGGCAATATTATCAGCCTTCTGTGCAAAGACATGATCGCTGCCGGTTATGCCCCCTCTGCAAGGGTGGAGGTCTACCGCTCTGGAACACCCTGTTTCTTCGCAACGTCGCTATCGGACTGGGCGGATGGGCGAGTTGGCAAAGGTGAGCAGCCAGAACACCTTCGGAGGTCAGCATGAGCCTTCTCCGCCGCACCCCGCTCAAGGCCAAGACCCGCATCCGGCCCGTATCCAAGAAGCGCGCCGCCAAGCGTCAGAGCGCCGAGGGCCGCGCCGGTATGCTCCACATGAAGCGCGTGAAGGCCCTGCCCTGCGTGATCTGCGGCAAGCCCGGCCCTAGCGATGCGCACCACTGTATCCACGATCGCTACGGCACCGACAAGCGCAGCGACTTCGCCGTTCTGCCTCTCTGCGTTGAGTGTCATCGCCACCCGCACCCCAACGCCATCCACACCGCCAAGCAAGCATGGCGCGACCGGAACGGCCCTGACTATCAATTCCTGCCCGTCGTTGCCGACATGCTGGCAGGCGAACTGAACTGAGGAGATATCGCAATGAAACTCACTGAACTGACCATCCGCCCCGCCCGTTCCTATCTCGCTCTTGGCCCTGATAACCCGCTGAAAGCAGTTGTTAAGCTGTCCAGCGAAGAATCTACCGTTGAGTGCGTTCTATCCGATGAAACGATGCGCCGGATGCTGGACTTATGCGCCGAAGAAATAGCCGCCAACGCGCAACGCAATGTGAGCGAATTCGTTGCGGCTGTTACCGCGATTGAGGCGGGAAACTCCGCCGCGCTCATATCCGCTGATCACAAATCTGCAGGTGAGGCATGAGTCTGAGCGTAGGACTGCACAACATCACCGGAGCGACCGCTACTGGGTACACCTTAAACGGCAAGAAATGCGGAACCGTGTATTTCGAGGACGACAGCGGGCAGGAGGTCGAAATGCACATGCCGCCCCACGTAGCGAAGGAACTGGCGAGAACCTTCGAGCGGGCCTCTGAGGTGATCCAGCGCGACGGATTTCTGTTCTATCGCGGCGACCGTGAGTGGGAGGTCTACGAGGGCGGGTTTTGGCATGGCAAGTGCGAGGACCGCATTCTCATAGCCACAACCCTGTTCGAGTTGCTCGACCGGATCGACGCCACAGAGGCCAAGCGCCTCGATGATACCGCAGCATAACCCCCACATAGGAGAATACAGATGTTTGATATTGATCCAAAGAAACTTGAGAAACTGGTTGTCAAAGAGGCTGCCGACCAACTTCTTTCACAGCCCGACGAAAATGGGGGTGAGCGCTTTGACAGGATTCAAGACGATATTAGAATTAGTGTTGAAAGCCGGATCGACCGCATTTTTGCCGAGCGCGCCACCGCCATGATTGAGGACGCGCTCGATAAAGCAATCACCGAAGGCTTCGAGCGCGAGTATTCGAAGGTTGATCAATGGGGAAACCTGAAGGGCCAAAAGACTTCGATTTCTAAAGAACTCGAACGGCTTGTCTCATCATATTGGTCTGAAAGGGTGGATAGATCCGGGAAGCCCACTGAAAGTACTTATTCAAGCATAAGTCGTGCTGAATACCTCATGACAAAAATATGCGCAGAAGACTTCAGCGAAACGATGAAAACGGCTGCGACAAATATCACCGGCGCTCTGAAAGACGGATTGCGCAACCAAATGGCTGAGCAAATGGACAAAATGTTGAAAGATTTGTTCCGCGTAAAAAGCCTCCAAGACCAAGGCAAGGTCGAAAAACCTTACTAACCCCCCGCCTGCATCCCGCAGGCACCCCCGCCGGAACAACCCCACGTCCCATGAGTCCGGCGGGGTCACAGATAACAACGGAGGCACCCATGAAGATCAACACGGATACAGCAGAAGGCGGCGGGCTCGTCGAAGTTGAAACTACAGAGGATGGCATGGTCCTCCTTTCATGGCTCTCTGCGAACGGCGAAACATTCCGTTGGTGGAAACTCGGCGTAGAGCAAGCCGAAGACCTCGGCGACATCATCAAGAATCACGCGCGGAAGGCGGCAGAAGCCGCACCCACCCACCTCCCGGAGGCCCCAGCATGACCGACGCCACCCTTACCCACTGGATGCGCCACCACGCCCACCAACTTGCCGAGGCAGCAGCCTGCGCGCCGAATATGAGGAGCAATGCGGATGACCCTCCCCCCGTATAGCTGGGCACATGCGCCCCGGAAGCCCCGCCGCTCCTACGCCCGCCCGATCTGGTTCGCTGGCCTGTTCACGGCCCTTGTCCTGTCCGCAGCCCTCGCCCTGCCCCCGTGGGAGGCGCGGACGCCCTGTTTCATGGAGGAATGCTGAAATGGCTGGACTTGCACGCATCTGTAAAATGTACGGTCGCATGAAGGTCGGTAGCATCACATGGGTATGGGACTACGCGACCGACACACCTGTTCATGAGACAGACATGCCCATCGGCTCCGAACGCTGGAAGGCAAGTGAAGCAAAGCGAGCCGCCCTTATCGAAGGAGAACAGCCATGACTGACGAGATAGAGCTCGTGGCAGCGGCCATTTGGAAATCCGAGGCCGTGGATAGCGGTGCATCCGAAAACCTTTCTGCCGGTCGGACGCCAGAAGCCTTCGCGGACCAATCGGAGCAAATCCGCGCAAAATGGCACAAGTTTGCCCGTGCCGCCATCGAAGCCCTGCGGCCCGACGACGACGGCGATATGTTGACCATCGCATACCTCGCTGGAGCGCATGATGCCAAGCGCGATGCCCGACCCAGCACACCGCAGGAAGCGGCCAAGCTGCTGTTGGACCGCTGGCTGACGGGGGAGTTCGAAGACACAGCGGATGCAGCAGCAGACGATGCGCTCAGTATGACGGGGGATAGCAGCGTCATAACCGAGACATGGCTCCGCGCCATCGCAGGGGAGGACCAGACATGAGCAGCGCACGGGAACAAATCGCTGAGAAGGTGTTCGACGCGATGTCATGGGCTTCATTGGCTGGTCCTAGGCCAGATGGGACTGCACCAAAGTGGGTTGGCGGAAACAGTTTCGGTGAAAATGAGGCGCGACGAACAGCAGACGCCATCATTGTCGCCCTGCCGGGGATGGTGCAGCCGTTGGAGTGGGTCAAGGCAGGCGATGATCGTTTCACGCACGACGCGGACTATGTTGACACAACGTTCACCTACCAGATTCAAGAGGGCGTATTTTGGTACGCAGCAGAGAGTGACGGCCATTTGTGCGGCTCGAATTCTGCCGCCAAAGCCGCCGCCCAAGCCCACCACGTCGCTCAGATCATGGCAGCGTTCGGCATCGACAGCCCCACCCCGGCCCGCGTTGCAGAGGTGAAGGAGTGAGCCGTGGGTAAGCAGCGCTTCACACAGTCTGAATTGGCCCGGGCCGTCCGGGCTTGCAAGGACGCGGGCATGGAGATTGAGGCGGCTGTCATCGACCGCGAAGGGTCCATTCGGGTCATTGCCGCAAAGGCAAATTCGGCGCACGCTGAGCCGGTCAATCCAGCGGACTTGGTTGATCCATGAAGACCGGCGGCCTGCCTTCCTATATCCACCGACGCAAGCGGGACGGCGTGCTGCTGTTCAGAAAGCGGGTCGCTGGCCGTATTGTCGAAATCCGGTTGGAGACACAATTCCCGAAAGGCGCGCCAATCCCGTTCGCCCTACATCAAGAGCGTGAGCGGTTATTGAACGCCCCCGCGCCCGTGGCCCCCGGGCAAACAGTCAGCGCGGTTCTGCGCCACTACCACGCTCACCGAAAATATCGAGACCTCGCCCCCAGAACGCGCACGGACTACGACAAGCGGACAGAGTACATCGCCGATAAGATGGGCGGTCTGCACCCGCGTCACATCGAGCGCAGGCATGTCATATCATGGCGGGACGCATGGGCCGAGAAATCCGGCCCGCATGAGGCGAACTATCGTCTGCGCGTTCTTCGCTTGCTGTTGGAACACGCCATCGACATGGGGCTTCTGGCGGCAGGTGCAAACCCCGCGAAGGGAGTGTCCGAGGTCCGCTACGAAAAGCGAGACCGACAGCCTTGGCCGGACACCAAGGTCGCTGCGTTCCGAACCGCCTTTGACTACGGCACGCGTGAACGCACTATCTTTGAACTCTGCCTCGGGACCGGGCAGCGGATCGGTGACGTGCTTCGCATGGGATGGCCGAATATCGAGGCCGGGGGAATAAACGTGCGGCAGGGAAAGACGGGAAAGCTGCTCTGGGTGCCGCTGACACCACACCTTGCGAAGGCACTGGACGCGCTGCCTCGCTCTGACGTGGCCTTCCTGACCAAGATCAACGGCCCCGGTCGCCTGTCCTACCGTATGGCGGCTGAGGCGATGCGCGCAGCGCGCAAGGCTATCGAGGCGGAAGAGTACGACACCCATGCCCTGCGCTACACCGCAGCCGTAGAACTCTGCCGTGCCGGATGCAGCGACGAACTGATCGCAGCAGTCACCGGGCAAAGCCAGCGCATGGTGGAGCATTACACTCGGCACGTTCGGCAGCGGGTTCGGGCGACGGAAGCGCAGAAAAGGAGAAGATGATGCGGATTGGAGTGACCGGTTCTCGATACCCCCGGCCTAATCAAATTCTGGACAGCCTCCGAAGGATTCTCATCGAGAAGGGCGCGACGGAATTACATCATGGCGACTGCTTGGGGTTCGACGCTCAGGCGCACGACTTGGCTGCATCAATGGGGATTCGGACGGTCGCCCACCCGCCCCAAGATCCTCGCATGCGGGCATTCAAGGACGCCGATGAGATTCGGTCGCCACTCCCCTACCTCGACCGCAACCGGAATATCGTTGCCGAGTCTGAATACATCGTTGCCGCGCCCGATGGCCCAGAGCGCGTCAGGTCTGGCACGTGGGCAACGGTACGTTACGCGAAGCGAACGAGAGTTCGCGGAATTGTGCTTGCGGACAGAACGAAAACAGATCATGAATGTGTGGCAGACTGTGTGGCAGACCACCCGACGGGCCACCTAAGTTACTGATAAGGCGAGTTGGCGGAGTGGTTACGCAGCGGATTGCAAATCCGTGTACACCGGTTCGATTCCGGTACTCGCCT